TTTTCTTTTCCAGCGCTTTGAACCTTTTTCCACGGGGATTTTTTAGCCTTGTTAGCTCGTCAAAAACGATGCCACTAAAATCCGCAATTTGCGCCTCGGTCATTGTCTGGATGGTGTCGTAATTCGCCACTACCACCTGAGACAGTTCCGCAAACGCAGTATCCCGCTGGCGTTTAGTGCCAACTGCTACCGATATGCTGAGCCCCGGCGCCCACTTCTTCGCCTCCCCTGGCCATACTTCCGTGGCTACCCGTTTTGGCGCAAGCACAAGCCACCTTTTGGTGTGCCCGTCGTGGATCATGTCTCTCATCGCGGTTAGCGCACAGGCCGTCTTACCTGCACCCACCCAAGCAAGCACCATAGCGCTGTTGTTCTCGTACAGGAAGTCCGCCGCAGTCGCTTGGTACTCTCGGAGCTTATGCATTACGGCGGTCTTCAATAGCGTTGCGCAGCTGGACCTTAATGCCGTGCCGTGCCTTGATGTCATAGCAGGGCGCTTCGCGGGGGAACAGCTTCTTCATTGTTCTGTGCCCCGCAACTTCAACATCCGCCAACTCTTCGAGCAGGGCTTTCACTTTCTGGGTACTTACCCCGGTGCTGTACCGGGCGTCTATGAGCAGGGCTTCCGCAGCATCCTGCGCTTCTGCAAGCTCTTCAAGCAGCTTATACAAGCAATCTTCGGTACTGAATATCTTTACTTTCAGGTCAAGAATTTCGGTCTCGGTCATCATAGGTTTGCTCCGTTTGTTTTGGTCTTGTTGTTGTTGTTGTTGTCTATCCACTCGTCAAACATCGCGTATACTTCTTCTGTGTCTTCGGATTCCGGCGTGTTTTTTCAAACCCTACCCCTTCGCCTAGCACATCAATCGTATGAGCGCAAAAGCTACTATTTTTTCGCCGAGTGTAAACTATGTCATACCCTCTGTACCGCTTGCGTTTTGTACCAGATACCGCGTCATACTTGAGCCCGTCCCGGTACCCTTTTCTTTTCTTTTTACTATCGCTCGTATCCCAAAAGAAACTTGCGTCGCTATCTGGAAGCTGGCGTTCTAGTGCGCAGGTATAACTACCCGTGTGACTCTTTATCATGGTGTTGCGCTTTTTTAATTATTGCCTTTTCGAGCTCCCCAATTGTGTTTACTTTTTCGGTGTAATTGGGTTCCCCCGCTATGAGAGCGAAGTACTTCCTTTACGGCGGTGCGCCCAAACCCAACAGCCCCTAGGAATGTATACCAACCAGACGGCCTCTTCATTAAAGTTTCGGGCGCATGGTGGGGGTGTTGCAGCCGGTGAAGAGCTTGCGGCGCTTGCCGGCGCACACCGTTGGCTCTGGTCAGCATACAGCTCATTACAACGCCTCCAAGGTTTTAACAATACGGTTGATATACCACTGTGCTTTTTTTGCGTCCTCAAGCAAATCCCCTTTCAACCCCATGCGCCACAGGTACTTAATCGCGTTTCCTTTGCAAAAGCACACGAAACCGCCCGTATCCATACTGGCTTCAATCGCTTCAATGCACTCAATACCCTTTTGTGTGTAGTGCCCCGGGTGATTAACCGGGTCGGAGTTACATCCGTCTGCGCATATCTCTTTACTTCTCATGGCTTGCGATCCCTTGTTATTTTTGTTCCGCTCTCCACTGGTCTATTTCTTCTATGCTCCAAAAGCAGGCGTATTTTTGCTTGAGCGTCCGCATATCTTCGGCAAACTTTTTCTGAAGCGACGAGATTTTACCTGCTTCTGTTTTCACCTCTACGAACCAAGTTTCACCGTTCGGGAGGCATACGATTCTATCGGCCACGCCTCTGTTAGTTATAGACTTGAACTTATAAGTTCCACCGCCCATAACGGCTGCAGTCCAAACAAGATGCGCTTCAATTTCAGTTTCTCTCATGTTTGTGTTGTGTTTTTAGATTAAACGCTTGCGCCGGAGGTGGTTCTTCCAGCAAGTCCCGCAGGTCTGATCTGCTCTCGTAGCGCATAGACGGGTCGCAGAACACCCGCTTCTTGCTATCATAGCGCTTTGACTTGATGCGGCCCATATCTACCCACCCTGCTTCTTCAAGCGCGTGCAACAACGCGGCTTGCGGAACCTTTGCGCCGGAAGGTGCGGTACTTGCCAAACGGTCGCAAAGGTTAACAAACGGTGAGCCTACAACGCCACTTGCGAACTCCCCCGAGCGGTTGGTTATCAGTTCCACAAGGTATGCTTCGCTTATGCTGCGACCGCCTTCTATGAGGTTTATTTTAAACTCTGTATCAAACGGCGCAGCTTGCGGGTTGAACTCAGTCACATCCCGGGCGTACAACCATGAAGCAATAGCCTCATACCCGCCGTTCTTGTACCAATCCCACATCTTTTTGCTCTCAGTAGCGCCCATCCTCGGCGCTGCGGACCATACACAAAACCAGCGCCGATCTTGGGACGCAAGCGAAATAGGTATCTGCTCGTTAGTGAAGGCTAGCACAAACACACGGTTGAGCGCCTTATATGGTGCCATGTTCTTTCGGTTTATCTCAATGTACTCGGGTGGGGCGGAAATTATGGGTTTCAACCGGTTGGCCAACTCCCGCCGGTCGGACGCGTTCGGCTCTTTGAGCTCGTTGAGTAGAAGAATCTCACTCTCAAGGTGGTACCCCCACTGTCCATGAAGGGCGTTGGCATCCATAAAACCACGGTTGATCAGTTGCGGTCCGCATACTGCCCATATAAAGGGTGCCCAAAGCGTATCTTTACCTGAACCTTCGAGCCCCCCATGCAACACCGCGTGATTGATCTTTATCTTCGGGTGCTGAAGCTTGAACGCCATTACATTGAAGATATGCTCCCGCTCTTTGGCTTCAGGTATAAGACACTCTGCATGTGCTAGCCAAGGGCTTATATCCTCTTTAACAAGCTCAAAATCGGGCCGAGCGTCTTTCCACTTGTTGCCATATAATTCATCCTCCACGGCAAGAAACGGTGTCTCCCCTGCGGCGTAGGTGATACCAACCAGAGCTTTGGCCCCACACGCCTCGCGGTTCTCGTCAAAAGATACCGAAGCCTCTATCCTTCTCCCTTTTGTGCTGTGTATGCTACTACAACTGATGTGACGATAGATGGCGTTGAAGGTTCCTCTTGATGTCTCGCGCCGGGTCCCTATATCGAAGAACGAGTCGTCGCTTTGGACATACGCAAACCGTGTGAACCAGTCCTTTTTGGTCGTGCGGCCAATTTCCTTCGCCTCAATGCGGCCCATCACTTTCTCCGCGTGATCTTGGGCATTGCTACCTGGTGGCAACTTATCTAAGACTATAGACATAGAGTTTGGTATCTGCTCGGCCCTCATGCCGTGTGTGCATGAAGGGCCGCCGTTGTCGGATACCCAGTCAAGAAAGTATTGGCTGGAGAAGTCCGCACAATGCCCATGGTAGCAGACAAAAGCCCTATCCCCTGGATGGTACCGTGCTGACGCGTCGGCGGGGTCGCTATGTTGCTCGTGGTTCGGGCAGATAACAGAGCACCAGCCTTCAGTGTTAACCGGGCTCAGAACCAAGCGGTTTTTGTCCAGCCATGTCAGTACCTCGTCGCCGCGTGTGTCTTGGGTATTGATAGGCCACACAACGGGGGTGCTATTCTTATCGTAAGTGACACCCATAGCCCCCGTAATCTCGTCAAGAGTGAACTCACGGTCGGGCTGGAACTCAACAAGTTGGGACTTAAACCCCCCCTTGCCGGGCTTTAAGTTGACCGAGCCGGGCAGGCGGAAGTTCCGAACGGCGTTGACCGCGCCGGGGTCGGTGTACCCCGCGCCTGCTATGGCTCGGATGGCAGCAGCGTACGCCCCTTTGGGCGGCTGCTCCGAGAAGACATAACCCCACTGGAAGGAACCCTCGCTAGTCTCCATCTTCCATGTCGGTTCAATGGGCGGCTCCTTGCTTTTTTGTGCCTATATCGTCCAGCACCATCACAAGCACATGCTCGCAGTTTGCGTTACTAGCCGACAGCTTCGCTTTCAAGCGGTCAGAAACGAACGCTGCGGTGTTCCCGTAGATAGCCCAGTCAGCTTTAACCTTGCTGATACCTGATGGCAACAGGGGTACCCATGTTGCTTTTAACGCCCCGTCTCCATAGCGCTGGAGGTCTCCACCCTTAATTAAAGGCTTCTGTCTCACCAAAAGAAGTGTCTCGCCTTCTTCTGCTAGCCCACTAAGATATTTCACGAATCCGAGCATTTTATTTCCCATAGCGTTTAGCTGTCGTTAGTTCAATATCCAGCGGGAGGCCCTTAGCCCAAGCAACTGGAGTTGTCATTATCCGTGTCATATCTTGAATAGCCTGTTCTGCCTTGTCGTCTTCCACCTCTATCACTATCTCATCATGCACATGTAATACTATATCATAGTAAAGATCATCCAGTTCGCGCATGGCGTAGCGGAGTAGGTCATGGGCCGCAGCCTGAGTTACATTTTCAACCGCAAGGCCATACCAAAGATTACCTCTTGGCCACTCCTCAGAACCTGAGGCAGGTTTCCAAGAAGCCTTCCTGTAAGATACCTCACCTCGTACCACTTTTGCAAAAGGATAACTCAAAATTCTTCCGCTCGGCAGAGCATACCAGAGATGAAGACCGTCAAACATATATGTGACCCGACACGCCTTAAACTCACGCCGAGGGTTCCGCATAGCGCGATGGTACGCTTGCTCAAGCTGCTTGCCGTGGTACATCGCCCACGGGTTTGCCTTCCGCCACATCTGAACGGCTTGGCGTGTCTCTTCTTCGTCCATTTGCACACCGTAAACTGAGCTGAAGGCGGACAACGAACCCGCGCCGCCAAGAAACCCAAGGGCAAGCTCCTGTATCTTACCGATCTGCCTCTGCTCACTAGTCACAGTGTCGTAGCTGGTACGGTACATCAGCGCGGCATTGACCTTGTACGGGTCAAGGCCGTCGCGGTACAACTGGAGCTTCTTTTCGCCCTCGGCGCAATGCGACAGCCAGGGGTTTACCCGGCCTTCAATGGCCGACCAATCCGCTATGACATAGGTCTTGCCCTCCTGCGCGATAAGGGACGGGCGGAGCATGGACTTCAGCACCGTACTAACCGTTGGCCCGAAAGTAGGCACAAGGTCTAAACCCCGACGCATTGCGCTGCGCACACCTTCGGGGTCTACCGCGCATTTCCGTGGGAAGTTATGAACTTGGAGCCCGTAAGACGCCGCCCGACCGGTTGCCGAGCCTCCTGCAAAAACAAAAGAACCCCGAACTCTTTGATCTTCGACATCCGACAGCGTGGACATCCTCTTGAACTTCGCAACGCTGGACGACCAGATATCATCTGCACATTTTATAACCTCTGCGACCACGGGGGGCACCTCGGCCGGGTCTTCTTCGGCAAGGGCAAGAAGGTTTCCCCGTGCGGCCTTATCTATAGTGATTTTCCCTTCTTCGGCGGCCATTAGCTGCCTGCCGCTTTCGCCGACTCTAGTGTATACCCACTCACGCATCTTGCCGGACCTGACATTCTGGATATCACCCCCCGGTGAGCCTACGCGCACGGCCCTCAATATCGAGCCTTTCAGCCTCGGCGTATCGTTGCGCCAAATCGCACACAACTTTGTCGATCAAAACACCTTTGTCATTGACACGCTCACTGACATGATAGTCGTATAACTCCTCTTCTGACAGTGGGCGCATAGATAGGCTTGCTTCACGCATAACACGTACATCTTGCTGACAGTAAGCCTCCATCTCTTGCATCAGGCGGGGTTCTTCATTGAATGCGCCGTCCGAAAGAGGTTTAGACAGCCATCTAATGAGCTGCGCCCCTCGGTAGTCCTTCTGCATCCCGAGACCGGCAAAACGACCGAGGTCTCCGAGTGTCCCGGGCATACAGTTCGCTCTTGCTTGCGTAGCCGTGCAGTAGAATTGTTCCAGCTCAAAGTGTATGCCAAGAACATGCGCGAAGATAAGCCTCTCAAAAGCTGCATTGTGAGCCCTTATCTGCCCGACATGGCACCTGACCGCGTTGGGGAAGTCCTCGCCGGCACGCCATGTAGCTATATCTTGGTCATCAAAGGCGTAGCACATGCAGATAACCTCCGTGCTGATGTCCCTCGCGTAGTTATACACGCCCTCGGCCTTGAGATCGCAGAGTGACCGAGTTTCAAAGTCAAGCCATAAAATACTCAAAACGCCACCTCCCGTAGGTCTTGATCAAGCTCCCATTCCGTGCGGGTGATATCTTCCCTGAACTTGGCTTCGCACACCCGCTCGATCATCTCTTCAGCAATCGCGTCCAGTGCCCTGTTGTGCGCCTCGTGAGTGAAGGGCGCGGAATGGAAGGTCCAGCGCTGCCCATCTACGAGGCTATTGATTTCTTCTGGTGTCATGGTTGTGGTTGTGTTGGTTGCTTTTTTGAATCAAATTGTAATTTCTTTAGGTCTGTTTTCCTATCAAATTTATGAAAATCTTTAAAAATATAGGGTAGTTTTTTTATCTCATTATCAAAGTCAGTGCTAATATTTCCCTGTTTTATAAAGCTGTATTCAGAATTAAAAATATCACCTTGATTTATGTCCAATTTTCGTTTTACATAAGGTATAAAATCAGGGTTGATTTCATATCCGACAGAGTTTCTGTTCAAATTTCTTGAAGCAAGAGATGTTGTTCCGCTGCCAAGAAACGGATCAAGAACAGTATCGCCAACAAAAGAAAACATTTTAATAAGTCTTTTGGGTAATTCTTCAGGGAACATTGCGATATGTCCGTCTTGCTTTGTTCCGCCAAAATTCCAATGACCGGTAAAATATTCTTTCCACTCTTCTTTGGTCATTTTTGATTGTTCTTTTAACTCTTTCTCCGGTTTTATCGGCGTGCCAAGTTTTTTAAACAATAAAATGAACTCATAATCAATTGATAAGATACCATTTCTCGGTGTCGGGTAGCTGCCCATCAATGAAGCGCCCCCAGTAGTATTTGTGGTTGTCTTTTTCTGCCAAATGACAGCGCCCATATAATCAAATCCGATGGCTTCGCAAAAATTTGATAATTTCTGTTCTGATCGGGACTACTTTATATCTTCCGTAATATACAGCTCTTGCAAACTGATCGCCAATATTAACACATAGACGGCATCCATTATTGAGTACCCGATAACTTTCCTTCCATACAAGATTTAAGTTGTTAATATATTTTTCATAACTATCATTATATCCGATTTGATCTTCTGTTCCATAATCTTTCAGTTGCCAATATGGTGGTGAAGTGATAACCAGATCAACAGACTTGTTGTCAAGTTCAGTCATTTTCCGACTGTCACCATTTATTATTTTATGGCTCGTTTTAAAACTCATTTTAACATCCTTTTTCTAGTTTCTCTGACACATAACGACCAAGCTCACCGGCGGCAATGGAGCGCAGCGGAATTGCCGTCCGAGTGCAGCGCCTTGTTATGTGCCTTCATTCAGTGTCGTTTCTAATGTTTCCTTAAATTCATTCTCATTCGCATTGTTGTAGAATGGAA